TTGAACGTCGAATCTAATTCCGCGTTTCTTGGCAAAGATTATATTGGGTCTGGAACGGATCTGCATCTAGGGTACGAAGGTGGCAATGGAACTGCTTCTTACTACTTACAAGGTGGTGCGTTTTTATCTAACCCTGATGGTGGCGAATCAAGCACAAACTTCTCTGGTAAAGTTGGTGGTTCAGTAGCAGCTTCAGAAAGAGTTGATGTCTACGGAGAGTTCTCTATCGTTACAGATTCAACTAACGCATACGGCACGAAGTTGGGTTTGAAGATAAAACTCTGAGAATATAACTAAATATGAATAGGGGTGTGCTTACACACACTGTAGTTATGATTAACATATAAATAACTACGAATACACCTCTTATCATTTTTTAAAATGCTTTCTAAGATTAGTTCAATTTTATCCATCGTATCGTTTGTTATTAGTATTTCAACTTTAGGTGGAGCTTATGCAGGTTATCGTTACATAACCAGCCCACAGTTTGAGAAAATGATGATGGAAAAAATTATGGGTAAAGTGTCAGGACTTATGCCAAAAGCTTTAGATAACGCAATCCCTGGTACAACAGGTATTTCTATACCATTTAACAAATGATAAGTGCCAACGATTAAAGTACCTGAAGTAGTACTGCCAAGTATTGAGATACCTGAGACACCATATTTTACACAACATAAATTAGAAGGTCAGATACCAGGCTGTAACTTATTTCACAGAGATCTAAAGATAACACGTAATCCTTCTTTGTTAATAGCAGATCCTAATGGTACGTTTACTACCTGCCCCGAAGGTCAGATCCCGTCATTTGATCCAATAAGATTTGATTTCAACGATTTAATATATACGGAACAAGAATCATCTGATACAGAATCAGCACAACAAACAAAAATAGTCATACCACCACCTGTTGAAAAGAAAAAAGATATTGAATTTATAGATTGTCCTGGTCCTAAAGA